TACAATTGTTGTAAGGCTGACCACCTGTACCAAGAAAGGATGGAAGTCCGGTCTAAATCAGTGAAATCGTCGAGAGACAAGGGCGACGACGCTGACGTGCGAAGCAACGTACGATAACATATGGCTCGTGTGCTCGTGAACGTTAACGAGAGTGTGATAGGTAGAGAGTACCGGCGGGTACCACTCGTCTATGCGACGGCGAAGTGTGTGGAGCACGATAAATGTCCCTGAGAAAGAAACTCAGTAATAAATGTACTAAAGATGACTTGCTGAGGAGAATTCGCAACTCTCTGAGGATGAACTTGTCATGGAGGAGGTTTCCGGATGAATAGAGAAGACTTAATCAAACTTCAAAGTTCAGAAATTCCGAGCTATTTTCCCGCCTACGCCCGGAAGGCTTGGCAAGCCTATGACGACGTAGCAGTGGACAAGTTCTTCAGCTCTTGCGTACGCGAGAGTGGTGGTTTCATCTTGTATGATATCTGTGATGCGATAGAATTAGTGTTAGGTAAGAAAATGCCTATGGACTCACTCGTTCCGCGCTCCAGATATGCACCTGATATGATTCGGAAGCAATGTGAGGCTCAGATGAATGGCGGAGTACTGGGAAAATACAATGCTAAGATTCTAAGAGATGCTTTTGAAAAGGTGCGCCGTATGTTTCGACTTGATAACCTGAAGGCCCTACCACTTGAAGAAGTGCCTTACGTACCCAACACTAGTGCTGGGTTGCCTACTTTAAGAACGAAGGCTGAAGACTACCCTTGTGCGGTTCGCGCTGCACGCCGACTCCAGGCCAGACCGAAGGCATCACCGCCACCGGTTGTTCTTTTCCATCGCGGGAAGAATGAGGAGGAAGCGAGGTATGTAAATGGTTATCCTTTTGAGATGACCCTGATTGAAGGACGATTCTTTTATCCGTATCAGCAAGCTGTGATTCAACATCACACCGCGTATGCAGGAGGTCGCTATGACTTCGAGACATGTGGCTTGCTAAATGAGATTCGGGTTAAAGGTCGTTTCGTGGCGGAGTTCGATTATTCGAAGTTCGACACATCGATTCCTGCGAAACTGTCATCAATGGCGTTTTCTATCATTCATGATTCTTTCGTTATGGATGAGCAGGATGAGAGAGATTGGGAGCGCATCACTCGGTACTTTCACACGAGCCCTCTGTTGGCACCAGATGGTTACATCTACTCAGGTCGTAGACATGGAGTTCCCAGTGGGAGCTGCTTTACACAGGTCGTTGACAGCATCGTGAATGCGATTTGTCTTGAGTATGTGCAACGTGTGAACGGATTCAAGTCAGCACGTTATTTAGTGCTTGGCGATGATAGTGTGATGGCTGTGGATCGGCCAATATCACTTGACGACGCAGCGACTGCCTTAGCTGAGTTAGGAATTCGTCTAAATGTAAAGAAGAGCCGGGTGCATACGACTGATGTACCACCACATTTCCTTGGGCACGATGAACACCATATGGTGATGCGTCGCAGTCTCGATGAAACGTTGGAGAAACTTGTTACGCCAGAACGGATACGACGCGAGTACCGTTCGAAAGATTCAGAGGCTCGAAGAGCCAGCTTCATTGAAAGAATCCG